CACTTTACGCACTTAACAGTGTTGATTGCCCTATAATAATGCATATCAATCATCATGCTATCGGTGAATATCCATTATTAGCTGCAGAAATATTAAGCGGAAAATATAAAAACATACATACAAAATATGTACACACTGGATTTCTGGGTTCTCATAAAATGGGAATACCTGACGCTAAACATCCTGCTGAATTTGATTATAGAGGATGGCTAGACACATGCAATGATGTGATGGTCATAACGGGTGAAGTAGGAGATCAAGTATTTGGAAGTGCAGTATCTTATCCTCATAGTTTTAAAACACGACAAGATTTTTATAGAAAAAGAGTACCTGAAAATATAGCAAATGAATTACAATGTATTATAGAAAGTTTCTTAAATAAACCTGAGCACCGAATAAGTTTTGGTGAATGGACATGGGCAATTAATTTTACTTGTAAATATCAGAACGTACTATTAAGAATGGGAGCTTTATGGAGATTATCTCCGTTACTTGGAAACTGCGATCATTTCTTTAACACAAAAGAATTTCAATTGTGGTCAATGCAAAACTTCGAAAAGAATGCTAGTTATCAGTCTCAATTTGTATATAAACAGCCAATGAGAGAATATATAGTAAGTAAGGGCGGAGATAGAAATTGGGCAATGAATAAAAGAAAAATTGGCTCATTATGCCAGGTACAATATAAATGAACATAGTAAAATATTCAAAAGATGAAATGACAACAGTTGTAAGTAATGCAAATGATTTGTATTCTTATAAGGTATTCATTGGCAAACACACTATACCTGTTGGATCAGACGAATCATTATGGTACGTTGAAGGCGATACAGTAAAGACAGCTGTAGGTAAAAATATCACAGTAGATCAATGTGGAGTTGTTATAAAAGGTTATACTCCATTCGATAGGAGCTGTCAAATAAATCATTGGGCCACGTTGCCATATATTGATGGTTGTGCTACAACTCAGCTATTACCACCTATACGAGTCGGTGATCCTACATTTCAGATGTTGCATATGCCACCTCACTCATCAGAACAAGCTCACCATATACACTCAACAGCTAGAATAGTTTACGTGTATCAGGGTTATGGTGAATGTATATATGGAACAAAAGTAAAGAATCATAGTATGCCTTTAGAAGAAGGTGATACACTTATATTAGATAAAATGGTACCTCACCATTTTATTACACATGAAAAGTCATTAGTCGTTTTACCACTTCACGTTTGGTCATCACCAGGTAAAGACGAATTTAATCATCCAATGTTTAACGGAACACACGAAGTTTAATCCACTTTTGTTATAAATAAGAGTATAACCATGAGGATTAAAAATGGCAACTCCAGCAAGTAGACAAGAATTAATAGATTATAGCTTAAGAAGGCTGGGTGAACCTGTAATTGAGGTCAATGTCGATGAAGATCAATTGCAAGATAAAGTCGACGATGCATTAATATATTATAGAGACTATCACAGTGACGCCACTAAAAAGATTTATCTTAAGCATCTAATAACCGCAGACGATGTAGCAAACGAATATATCACATTATCGAGTGAGATCATATTTGTTTCTAAGCTATTTCCAATATCAAGCACATTCAATACTTCATTTAACTTTTTTGATATTAAGTATCAGATGATGTTAAATGATATTGCTGATCTTCAGAATTATGCTGGTGATTTAGCGTATTACGAGCAGATGCAACAATATCTGTCATTGCTTGATATGAAACTCAACGGTACACCTCAAGTGCAATTTTCAAGAAGAGAAAATAGACTCTACATATTTGGTGATTTCAAAGACGAAGATATAAAAGCTGGTGATTATATCGTCGCAGAAGTTTATCAAATTATAAGTGAAGACAATCACTCTAGTATTTGGAATGATCGTTGGTTGAAAGATTATACTACTGCTTTAATTAAACAGCAGTGGGGTCAAAACTTAATTAAATTCGAAGGAATGACATTACCTGGTGGTGTTCAGCTAAACGGACGTCAGTTGTATGACGATGCTACTGCAGACCTTGAGAGGCTCAGAGAAGTAATTAGATTAGAGCACGAACTTCCACCAGACTTTTTCGTAGGATAATAAATGCAAAATCCATATTTTCAACAAGGACGTAGGTCCGAACAAAACCTATACGAAGATATTATTATCGAGTCTTTGAAAACTTATGGTCAGGACATTTATTATCTTCCAAGAGAAATTGTAAATCAAGACTCTATATTCAAAGACGATATTCCATCTCGTTATGGTAGTGCTTATCGTTTAGAAATGTATATAGAAAATGTCGAAGGATTTGATGGAGATGGAGATTTATTTACAAAGTTTGGTGTAGAAATACGAGATCAAGCAACGTTTATTTGTTCACGTAGAAGATTTAAAAACCAAATTGGTAATAGATTAACCAATAAATTTGATCCAGATAGTATCATAGATTATTATAGGCCTAAAGAAGGAGATTTAATTTATCTTCCTCTATCTGGTTCTATATTTAAAATTAGTAGAGTAGAAGATGAGAGTCCATTCTATCAATTAAGAAATCTTCCTGTATTTAGAATGCAATGCGATCTATTTGAATACAATGATGAAGACTTTGATGTTCAAATCGGTGAAACTGAAAGATTACGAGAAATGGAAGACAAGTTTGCTTACAAATATTTACTTACTGTTGACTCAGATGGTAATGTTGGATCTAGCTCACTTATATTCCAAAATGGAGAAACTGTACAACAAACCTTATCAGATGGAACTATAATATCTGGTGAAGTATCACGACCATTTACAGATTCTGATAAAGTGCTACACCTTGTTCATGTTGGTGCAAACGATGGCGCTTATCATACATTTGCAACAGGACGACAAGTGATAGGACAAACATCAACTGCTATAGCCTCTGTTACAGCTGTATCAGAGGAACAACAAATTATGCAATCAACTCAAGCAGATGAGTTCGATGCATTTGAAGATGGATTTATTGACTTTAGTGAAGGTAATCCATTTGGAGATCCTGAGTAATGTTCGGTAATCATTTTTATCATCAAAGAGTAAGAAAATCAGTAGCTATGTTTGGCTCACTGTTTAATAACATATACGTGTTAAGAAAAAACTCTAGCGGTGATGTTGTAAGCCAAGTAAAAGTACCATTAGCATACGCAAATCGATCTAAAGTTATTGAAAGAATAAATCAGATGGATCAAGGTGAGCAATATGAAAGAGCTGTTGCTGTTAAATTACCAAGATTGTCATTTGAAATAGTTTCGATGACTTATGACCCTTCAAGACAATTATCAAAAACACAAAGTTTATCACGTAGCATTACAGATAATGTAGTATCGAAATATAAAATTTATGCTGGTGTTCCATATAACATACAGTTTCAATTAAACGCTTATGCTAAAACACAAGATGATGCTTTGCAAATCGTTGAACAAATACTTCCATCTTTTAATCCACAATATACTTTAACAGTAAAACCATTTACCGCTTTTAGCGATTATTTAGAAGATGTTCCATTAGTATTAAATGGTGTATCTTTTGTAGATGATGTTGAAGGAACAGTAGAATCTCGAAGAACAATTATTTACAGCTTAGATTTTGAAATGAAAATTAATTTCCACGGAGATTATGGTAGTGGTTCCAAAATTATTCGTAAGACTACAAACAAGATATATAATATAGCGCCAAGTGCAAATACACCTGGTGTTGACTCAGATCAACTATTAGAGACATTAACTGTAGTACCAGATGCTCTATTAGTTAGCCCTGATAGTGATTATGGATTTACGGAGACTATTACACTTGCTGTAGATAGTGCTTAATTTATGACAGATAAAAAAATTGTATCGTTGAAAGATAAACAACGTGAAAAAAACTTAGATGATGATTATAATTATTCAAGAAAGACTTATTACGAGTTATTAGAACGAGGAAAGGAAAGTCTTGATGTGATGATAGAGGTTGCTAGGGAATCCGAACATCCTCGTGCTTTTGAAGTTTTATCGAATATGATGAAGCAAATATCTGAAATCAATGATAAGCTTATGGACTTAAACAAAAAGGACAAAGAGCTAACTAGACCTCAACAAGAAGAAATCAAAAAGATGACTCAGAATAACATCTTTCTTGGCTCTACATCAGAACTACAAAAGTTACTAAAAAAAGAGAAAGAAATAGATGTCACTCCAACCGAAGACTGAAACATATCTTGGCAATATTAATGTCAAGAAAGATGGAGTTCAACAAGATTGGACTCGAGACCAGGTACTTGAATATAAAAAGTGCATGGATGATCCTGTTTATTTCACAGAAAAATATATTAAGGTAATACAATTAGATCGAGGTTTGGTTGATTTTAAATTATATGATTATCAAAAGAAAATGTTTAATCAATTCAATGATAATCGATTTAACGTTGTATTAGCATGTCGTCAATCTGGTAAATCTATATCTGCTTGTGCTTATCTACTCTGGTATGCACTCTTTAATCCTGAAAAAACAATTGCAATATTAGCTAACAAAGGTGCGACTGCTCGTGAGATGCTTGGTCGTATTACTCTTATGTTAGAAAATGTTCCTTTCTTTTTGCAGCCTGGTTGTAAGACATTAAATAAAGGTTCTATGGAATTTAGTAATAATTCTAGAATCGTTGCATCTTCTACATCAACGAGTTCAATTAGGGGTTATTCTGTCAACTTACTATATCTTGATGAGTTTGCCTTTGTTGAAAAAGCTGCAGAGTTTTATACATCTACATATCCTGTAGTTTCATCTGGTTCTGATACAAAAGTGATTATTACATCAACTGCAAATGGTTTAGGTAATATGTTCCATCGACTTTGGGAGGGAGCAGTACAAAAAGTTAATGAATTTGTACCATTCAGAGTTGATTGGCATGATGTACCAGGAAGAGATGAGAAATGGAAAGAACAAACCATTGCAAACACATCTCAATTGCAGTTTGATCAAGAATTTGGAAACACTTTCTTTGGAACTTCTCACACACTTATTAATCCTGAAGTACTCATAAAATTTAGAGCACAACGTCCATTGGAGATACGAGAAAGTGGTCTCCTCAGCATATATGAGAAAAATATAGACGAGCATCAATATGTGATGACTGTCGATGTATCGAAAGGAAGAGGGCAGGATTATAGCACGTTTAACGTGATTGACATCTCTACGAAGCCTTGGAAGCAGGTAGCAGTATATCGCAACAACAATATCTCTCCTATGCTCTTCCCAGATATTATATATAAGTATGCGAACGTCTACAACAAAGCTTATGTTGTAATCGAATCTAATGACCAAGGTACAATTGTTTGTAATGGTCTATATTATGATTTTGAATATGATAACATGTATGTCGAGTCAGCAGTAAAAGCTGGTCAACTTGGCATCGAAATGAATAGAAGAGTGAAAAGATTAGGATGTACTGCAATGAAAGACATCCTAGAAGCAAATAATTTAGAAATAGTAGATCAACAAACAATCAGCGAATTATCAACATTTGTACTGCATGGTCAATCATATAAAGCTGTTGATGGAGCCCACGACGATTTAGCGATGGGCTTAGTACTATTTTCATATTTTGTATCATCACAATATTTCGAAGAAATGGCAAATATAAATCTAAAACAATTGTTGTTTGAAAATGAATCACAGACAATTGAAGAAGATTTAGTTCCTTTTGGATTTGTTGATGATGGTTTACAAGAAGAAATCGCTCCAGACTATGAAAGAGATAATTGGTCAATTTGGGACACAAACTTATAAATATAATATATTATAAATAAAAGTATTGAAGAAAAAAACTTGTTATGAAAGCACTTATTATTAACTTTTAGAGAGAGACGATTATGGCACTTTTTACTCCATCACAATCTCCTGCAATTACCGTTAAAGAAATCGACCTTACAGGTGTAGTACCTAATGTCGTAACTTCAACTGGCGCGTTTGTTGGGGATTTTAGTTGGGGTCCAATACGTAACGCAACATTGATCAGCAATGAATCTGGTCTTGTTGAAGCATTTGGGTCTCCAACAACTACAAATAACGTAGATTATTTCGCTGCTGCGAATTATCTAAGATATTCAAATAGTTTATACGTAGTAAGAGAAGCCACCACAGCTGCATTAAATGCATCCGATTCATCAGGAGTAGCACAACAAATCCGAGATAAAGATCACTTTGACACATTAACTGTCGGTGATTCCAATCAGACTTACATTGCAAGATATGCTGGAACCTTAGGTAACTCACTTAAGATTGCATCATTATCTGCTGCTGACTCAGACGGTGTATTTGATACATGGACATATGCATCATCATTTGATGGACCACCAGGAACATCAAGTTTTGCTTCAGGACTATCAGCAACCAATGACGAAATTCACGTTGCTATTGTCGATGAAGATGGTGATATTTCTGGTACTGCTGGAACAGTACTTGAAACTTTCCCATATGTTTCATTAGCATTAAATGCTAAAGCTGACGATGGTACTTCTAACTACGTAAAAGACGTAATTAATAACAGATCAGAATACATCTATCTTGCTGGTTTTGACAGTGATTTAACAACTGGAAATGCTGGCACAAATGCATCTTCTGGTGTTGACTTCCAAGTTGCACAAAGCAGAACAGCTGCTCAAATTAAGACAGCTGCTACTAAATCTACCTCATTAGCAGGTGGAGTTGCTTCAGGCACACTTACAACTTCTGAAGTTGCTACTGGTTTTGACCAATTTGAAGATGTTGAAAATATTACTGTTGACTTTTTGATTGCTCCTGGCATGACTGCTCGAGCAGATCAAACAACAGTTGTAAATGATCTTGTAACTATAGCTGGAACAACACGTAAAGACTGTGTTGTAGTAAGTTCACCAGCCAGAAATGATGTAGTAAATGTAGCTGCAGCTACTGCAGTAACTAACGCTGTAGCAACAGCTGAAACATTTACAAATTCATCATATCTAATTGTAGATAACCAATATATTAAAGTATACGATAAGTATAACGATAAATATGTCTTTGTACCTGCTGCATCATCTGTCGCTGGCCTCATGGCTGCTGCAGACTTAAATGCTGCTCCATGGTTCTCACCTGCAGGTCAGAGAAGAGGTAATCTACTAGGTGTAACTGCTCTAGCATATAGTCCAAACAAATCACAAAGGGACACTTTGTACAAAGCAGGTGTTAACCCTATAGCAAATATTCCTGGACAAGGTGTATTGCTATTCGGTGATAAGACTAAACTTGCAAGACCTTCTGCATTCGATAGAATTAATGTAAGAAGATTATTCCTTGCAGTCGAAAGGGCAATCAGCCAAGCTGCTAAGAACGTAATGTTTGAGTTTAACGATGAGTTTACTCGAGCTGAGTTCGTAAACGTTGTTGAGCCATTCCTAAGAGAAATCAAGGGAAGAAGAGGTATCACAGACTTCAGAGTCGTATGTGATGCAACTAACAACACAGCTGCTGTTGTAGATCGTAACGAATTTGTTGCTTCAATATTCATTAAGCCAGCACGTTCAGTCAACTACATTACTCTAAATTTTGTAGCTGTCAGATCAGGTGTTGACTTTGAAGAAGTAGCAGGAACAGTTTAATAGGAGAATAACATGGCTATTTTAGGCGTAGACGATTTTAAATCGAAGATCAAAGGTGGTGGTGCTCGTCCTAATCTGTTCAAAGTAACTATCAATTACCCAGCTTTTGCTGAAGGTGATGTTGAGCTAACCTCGTTTTTAGTACGAGCAGCAACTTTACCTGAATCTTTAATGAGTACAATTCCTGTACCATTTAGAGGAAGGGAACTTAAAGTTGCGGGTGTACGTACTTTCCAACCTTGGGTAACTCAAGTCTATAACGATACTGACTTCAATGTCCGTAACGCTTTAGAAAGATGGTCGAATGCGATTAATGCTCACAGTACAAATGTTGGTCTTACATCACCAACAGATTACCAAGCTGACTTAATTGTAGAACAATTAGATCGAGACGAATCCGTTCTAAAAACTTACAACTTCCGTGGTGCTTTCCCAGAGCAAATAAGTCAAATAGATTTGGCTTATGAAAACAACGATACGATTGAAGTATTCGATTGCACCTGGCAGTACCAATATTGGGAGTCAGCAACAACTACCTAATCTGTTTGAATATTTTAGGTAACTTATTTTTGTTATAAGTAGTAACGGGAGCTCTGGAAACGGAGCTCCCTTAACACAGGAAAATAAATGGCAAACGAAGATGCTTTAATAAAAATGTTTGGTTTTGAGCTCAGAAGAGCTGGAGCCAAAGTAAGTACAGATAAGGACAATTTAAAATCAATTGTTCCTCCTCAGGATCAAGATGGGTCAGGATATGTCACCGCTGCAGGTGCACATTACGGCCAATATATTGACTTTGATAAAGAAGGAGATGCAAAAGATAATATACAATTGATTAAGAAATATCGCGGTGTATCAATGCATCCTGAAGTTGATGCTGCGATTGAAGATATTGTTAACGAAGCCATTACAACTGGAGATAATAAATCAATAGTTGAATTAGTATTAGACGGTGTTAATACATCAGAAAGCATTAAATTAAGAATGCGAGAAGAATTTGATCAGATTCTAAATATGTTAAGGTTCAATGATAATGGTCATGATATATTTAGAAACTGGTACGTAGATGGTAGAATATTCCATCACCTAGTTGTAGATGAAGCAAATCCTAAGAAAGGTATTCAAGATATTCGTGTTATTGATTCATCTAAAATACGTAAAGTAAAACAAGTTAAAAAAGACAAAGACGAAAAAACAGGTGCAACTGTCGTTAAGAAAGTTAATGAGTTTTATATCTTTCAAGAAAAACCAGGACAACAAAACAGTGGAATTAGATTATCGTTAGACTCTGTAAGTTACGTAACTTCAGGTCTAATGGATGAAAATAAGAAGAGAGTCATTTCATTCCTTCACAAAGCATTGAAACCAATCAATCAGTTAAGAATGATGGAAGATTCTCTTGTTATTTACAGATTAGCAAGAGCACCAGAACGTAGAATCTTTTATGTGGACGTTGGTAACTTACCACGGGGTAAAGCAGAACAATACATGAAAGATATCATGGCAAGATATCGTAACAAACTTGTATACGATGCTGCTACTGGTGAACTAAAAGACGACAGAAAACATATGTCAATGTTGGAAGACTTCTGGATGCCACGAAGAGAAGGTGGTAGAGGTACAGAAGTTTCTACTCTGCCTGGTGGTGAGAACCTTGGAAACATTGAAGATATCATATACTTCCAGAAAAAATTATATAGATCTCTGAATGTTCCACTACAAAGATTAGAGCAAGAAGCTCAGTTCTCGCTTGGTAGAACAACAGAAATTACACGAGACGAAATCAAATTCCAAAAATTCATTGATCGTCTACGTAAGAGATTCTCTATGTTATTCTTAGAGATTCTAAAGAAACAGCTTATGCTAAAAGGAATTATTACCGAAGAAGATTGGGATTCTTGGTATAATGATATCATCGTTGACTATCAAAGAGATAACCACTTTGTTGAATTGAAAAATCAGGATCTGATGAGAGAAAGGCTTCAGACCATGGATCAGGTTCAACAATATGTAGGTGAGTACTTCTCTAAAGAATGGGTATATAAACATGTTCTCATGCTAAATGATGATGAAATAGAAAACATGCAAAGGCAAATACAACAAACGCAACAACCAGATGATGGAGAATTATAATGAGTAATGAAGCGATAGCTAAAATGATTGATAATATTGCAAGTAAAGAATTTTCAAAAGCAGGTGATGATTTTGAAGGTTTAATCAATTCTAAATTACAAGATACTTTAGATCAAGCTAGAACTAAAATAGCTGGTCAAATTTTTGAACCTCAAGTAGGGGTTGAACCAGACGAAGAATTAGTTGCTGGTGAAGTTTCAAATGCTGATCTCGAAGCAGAAGAAGCTGCAAACGAGGTTGAAGCAGAAATTGAAGCTGCTGATGAAGTTGAATTAGATGATGAGGAAGATGAAAATGATGACGAATCAGCCGACGGAGATGACGAAACAGGAGATGGCGAAGAACCTGAAGAGACTTCCGAAGAAGATCCTCAGTAATTTAGAAAACCTCTCTGAAAAATATCTTTTATACATTATTAGTAATCAAGGTTTACTTAGATTTAGACCTTGGAACTCACAAATACAATACTTAGTTACAAATACACATAGAATACATTTAAATCAAGCATTAATAACATACGATACACTTAAAACACTCAATATACACTCTGAAAGTATACTCAATGTAGGAACTGGAGGAGGATACTTAGAATACGTTTGTAAATACTTCGATAATCCAATCAAAACGGTAGAATATTTTGATGATCCTAAACCAACAGATGGTGTAAGGGCATTCAGACTTATGCGCACCTATTTTGATGTTAATATAGATTATACAATGAATGATGTAAACAAAGATGATTTTACCATTCATAAATGTGAAGAGAAATTTGATTGGTTAATATTTTTTAGATTTTTTTATCATTCAACTTCAGAACAAAATGATATAGTTGATTACGAGAAAGTCTACAAAATATTATCTAAGTTTGAGAAATATGGTAATAACTGTATTATCTTAGGTAGGAAAGAAACACAAAGTTTTTATGATTTTAAATCGTTAAAAATGTCTAATTTTCATCACTATGGAAATATAAAAGAAATAATTAACGAGTTGAAAACAAAAATATTATAAATATATCTAATATGAAGACATTTGCCGAAGTTAGAAGGGGAGTAACCAGAAATAAATCAGCTGTTCACGGTAAACTCGTGAAAAAGATAAAGGTTGGTACTCATACTGTTGAAATACAAAAAGCTAGCGATGGCAAATTTCATGCACATATCGACGGAGATATGTTAGATAAGTATTTAACACAAGCTCAGGCAGAAAAAATGGCTAGAGCTTTTATAAAACAAGCGGAGATGTAAATGGCAAACATATACAAACCACTAACAAGCGAAATTACAAGCGGTGACTCTGCTGGTACTGGAGTAAATGTATCACTTGCTACTAACGTAAGAGCAGTAAATTCTAGTACAACAACAGCATACACTGTAGGTGTTGCAGATTCAGCAACAGCATTAGGGCAATCAGTATCAATGACATTACCACCTAATGAAATTCACTTAATAAGAAAACTTCCGGGTGATGTAGTATATGCATCAAATGCCGCTGTAAAGTTTTGTAAAATAACTAATCCGGACGGGTAAGATATGAAGTTAATAGCAGAATACGTAGAAAACAATCTTGAAGTTATTGTTGAAGCAAACGAAAAAGGCGAAAAGAAATATGCTATTGAAGGCGTATTTGCTCAGGCCGATCAAAAAAATAGAAATGGTCGCATATATCCAAAAGTGATCATGGAAAAAGCCGTCGGCAAATATGTCGATGAGCAAGTTAAAACTGGTAGAGCTGTTGGTGAATTAAATCACCCTGAAGGTCCTACAGTTAACTTAGATAAAGTTTCTCACCGCATCACCGATCTCAAATTTGAGGGAAATGATGTGGTAGGAAGAGCATCTATTCTCGACACTCCTAATGGTAAGATCGTAAAAGGTCTACTAGATGGTGGCGTTAGACTAGGTGTTTCAACTCGTGGTATGGGAAGTCTTGAAAGTAGAAATGGCGTGATGGTCGTAAAAGATGACTATATTCTAAACACAGTAGATATTGTGCAAGATCCAAGCGCACCTAATGCATTTGTTAATGGTATCATGGAAGGTGTTGACTGGGTCTGGAATAACGGCATTATCGAAGCAAGACATATTGAGAAGATGGAGACTGAAATTAAGAAAGCAAAGCGTCCTGGCCTCTATGAGGCACAAGTTCGTGAGTTTAAGAATTTCCTCTCGTTACTCAAATCGTAAATTAGGAGATTAAAATGTCCGATATAGAAAACCAAGAGACAGAACTCCACGATTCAGTTGATAACGAAGAAATCGTGAGTGAAGCTCAAGAACCTAAGGGCTCTGGTGTAGAAAAAGACAAACCAGAAGTAGGGAAGGACGCTGAGAAAGCCTCTGTTGCTGCTGCTGACAAAGCCGCTGATGCGACTAAGAAAGCACCTGCAAGAAAGGGGGACAAATCAAATTCCGAGCCTATGCAAAAATTAAAAGCTGGTTATGGCTATAAGATGGAAGATGTCGAATTAGACTTTTCTGAAGATCTTAACGCACTAGTTGAGTCCGAAGCTACTTTAAGCGATGAGTTTAAAGGAAAAGCTGCGGTGATTTTTGAGGCTGCTGTTAAATCTAAACTAACTCAAGAAATTGATCGTTTAGAAGAGCAATATCAAACTAAACTAGACGAAGAAGTACAAGCTACTAAAAACGAACTAGTTGAAAAAGTTGATAGCTACTTAAATTACGTAGTTGAAAACTGGATGAAGGAAAATCAATTAGCTATTCAGAACGGTTTACGTACTGAAATTGCTGAAGCATTCATGGGTAAATTGAAAGATTTATTCACTGAATCTTACATTGAAGTTCCAGAATCTAAAGTTGACCTAGTCGACGAGCTTGCTGAAACCGTTGAAGAGCTAGAAGGCAAACTAAACGAAGCAACCGAGTCCGCAATCGAAACTTCAAAACTTCTCGAAGGTTATCAGAGAGAAGCTGTCATTCGTGAAGCTGCTAAAGATTTAGCTGATACAGAAGTCGAGAAGTTAAAAGGCTTAGTCGAAGATGTTGATTTCGAAGACGAAGCTACTTTTGCAAATAAAGTAAAAACAATTAAAGAATCTTACTTCAAAAACAAAACTGTCGAAGCGCAAGATCTAGAAGAAGAAGTTGAAGACAGCGGTGAAGGTATCACCGAAGAAGTCTCTGACCTCATGTCTTCTTACATCCATGCAATTCGTAAAGTTAAGAAGTAATAATTTTTAACCTTCCATTAGGAGAAAACAATGCAATCATATGATCAATTGATCGAAAAGTGGAATCCAGTACTCAGTGAAGAGTCAGCTGGTTCTATTACAGATCATCATCGTAAGGCTGTTACAGCCGTGGTTCTAGAGAACCAAGAAAAAGCATTGCGTGAGCAAAGAGCTCAAGAACAAGGTTTCATTACTGAGGCTGCACCAGCTAACGCTACTAGCAGCATCGGAACATGGGATCCAGTATTGATCTCACTTGTTAGACGTGCAATGCCTAACCTTATCGCTTATGATGTTTGTGGGGTACAACCAATGACTGGTCCTACAGGCTTAATCTTTGCGATGAAATCACGCTATCAGAGCGGTTCAACTGCTTCAAGAGAAGCTCTCTTCAACGAAGCTGACACACGATTCTCTGGTGACTCTGCTGGTACTCATGACTCTGATAATGTTTCAGGTCTAGAAGGTATCTCAGATGGTGACGGAGACGGCACTATTGCTGACTCTGACATCTCTGCAGCACACGCTGCTGGCGGTATGACTACTGTAGAGGCTGAGCAATTAGGCTCTTCAGGTGCTACTGCTATTCAGCAAATGGGTTTCACCATTGAGAAGCAAACCGTTACTGCAAAATCAAGAGCACTAAGAGCTGACTACAGCTTAGAACTTGCTCAAGACCTTAAAGCTATCCACGGCCTAGACGCTGAGACAGAGCTTGCTAACATTCTTTCTACTGAAATCCTTGCTGAAATCAATAGAGAAGTTATCAGAACTCTTAACTCTCAAGCTCAACTAGGTGCTACTACTGCTAACGTCGCAATTGATGGTATATTCAATATGGCATCAGACGCTGATGGTAGATGGTCAGCTGAAAAATTCAAGGGTCTTGTAGTTCAGTTGGATCGTGAAGCTAACCAAATTGCTAAAAATACACGTAGAGGAAAAGGTAACGTAGTTATCTGTTCATCAGACGTTGCTACTGCTTTAGCTGCTTCTGGTATGCTTGACTACACACCAGCTATGAGCACAGCTCTTAACGTTGATGATACTGGCAATACTTTTGCTGGTACATTAAACGGCCGCATGAAGGTCTATATTGACCCATATGCTACTGGCGATTACGCTAACGTTGGTTTCAAAGGATCTAATCCTTATGATGCTGGCGTGTTCTACTGCCCATATGTTCCATTACAAATGGTCAGAGCAGTTGCTGAGGATACCTTCCAACCACGTATCGGGTTCAAAACTCGTTACGGAATGGTATCAAACCCATTCGTAGGTTCAACACCTACTGACGGTCTAGCTGCTGTTAGAACTAACCAATACTACAGAATCTTCAGAGTAGACAATATCTTAACCTAATTTAGGTATAGATAATTCTACCGAAGTTTTTGTACGGAGGTATAGAGAGGGGACTTCGGTCCCCTCTTTAAAATTTAAACACACACAAACACAGGAGACAAAAATGTCACAATCAAAATCAGGGTTCGAAATCCGAGCCGATCTATTATCACAAGCCCAAGACTTATTAACTGCTAACATTGATAGAGAATATCAAGCAGTTTTTGAATGGAACTCTCACAATGAAGGAAACACAAAAGAGCTTCCGTTAAGAACTATTAATGCAGAAGATGTTATTGCTGTTGCAAAACAATTAAATGAGTTTGTAAACGAGAAGTAAAAACATATAAATAGTCTATATGGCATTTCAAACAAACAAAACAACTTCTGTATCTCCAAGCGTAGATAAAATAAGTACAGTTAGCTTATTACAACCTACAGGATTTAGAGTAATTATTGATAGAGAAAATTATCCAAACTTTGAATTTTTTGCTCAATCAGTTGCACATCCAGGAGTTGACATTAATCCAGCACAGGTTCCTTTTAGAAGAGCCGATGTATTTTTTCCAGGCGATAAATTAACATTTCCACCTGTAAACTTTACTGTGTTGATGGATGAAAATATGGCATCATACTCAGAGTTGTATAATTGGCTCGAGCGTATGGTTGAAAAGCCAATAAAAGATAAGAGAACACTCAATGACAGTACAAATATACCTATTATGGGTGATTTGACTGTCATTGTTCTCAGCAGCCACAACAATCAAAACAAACAGATTAAATATTATGGAGCATTTCCAACTAACCTAAGCACAGTATCTTTAGAGACCACTGCAGGTGATACTCCAGCAATTACATTTACCGTTGATTTTAGATTTGACTATTGGGATATAATATAGGTGTATTTTTCCAGCCATTGTGGTATAATGGTACCGTTATAACTTTATTTTTTATATTATGAATTTAAAAGAACTACATGAAATGTGGGAAGTTGATTGTAAAATCGATAAGATGCGATTAGATGAAACTTCTTTAAACACACCAATCTTACACGCTAAATACCTTAAACTTCTTACAGACGCCAAACTTAGTTTAAAACAAGTTGAAGGCGAACAAAAAGCTTTGCTTAAAGATAAGTGGCTTTGGTATAATGGTAAACTTTCTGAAGAGGAAATAAAAGAAAAAGGATGGAATCCAGACCCATTTAATGGATTAAAAATATTAAAAGGTGAAATGGATCATTATTATGATACAGATCCTGAAATAAGAAAATCAGAAGAGAGACTTACTTACTATAGAACGGTAATAGATACATTAATGGACATCATTTCTAGTTTGACATGGCGTCATCAAAACATTAAGAATATTATCGAGTGGAGAAAATTCGAGAGTGGCGGATAATTTAGAAATTACGCTAAAAAACAATAGTATGTTATATGTCGACTGTGAGCCTGGAATAAATCAGGAACTCTCAGAACATTTCTCATTCTTTGCTCCAGGCTATAAATTTCAACCATTATATCGTAAAAGATTATGGGATGGAAAGATTCGTTTATTCAATAGACTTACAAACGAATTGAATGCAGGTTTATATCTTAAGCTAAAAGATTTCTGCATGAATCGTGGTTACACATTAACCATGAGAGAAGACGATACCTATGGTCTTCCAAATACCAAAAATAGTATAAATCACTTAGACCTAATGAAGTATATCAATAGTCTCAATCTTCCATGGGAGATACGAGATTATCAATATGATGCTGTTGCTTATGGTATTGTACATAAGAGAGGTGTATTACAATCACCTACAGGTTCAGGTAAATCACTTATCATTTATACATTATTACGTTGGTATTTAGACAATCACGACGACAATATTCTCGTTATCGTTCCAACGACGTCGCTCGTCGAGCAGATGTTTAATGACTTTAAATCTTATGGATTTGATGCAGATAATGAATGTCATATCATTTATTCTGGAAAAGATAAAGTAACAGACAAACGAGTGATTATATCTACATGGCAGTCAATATACAAACTAAAGAAAGATTGGTTCGAACAATTTGGATGCGTATTTGGTGATGAGTGTCATGGATTTAAAGCAAAATCATTATCATCAATAATGAACAAATGCACTGAAGCAGAATATCGATATGGAACAACGGGTACACTCGATGGTACACAAGTAAATAGATTAGTACTGACAGGATTATTTGGTCCTGTTAAAAAGGTTATAACAACAAAAGACTTACAAGAAAACAAAACATTAGCAGATCTCGATATCAAAATCATTATGCTTAAGTATGATAACGAGATAAGACAAGACTTTGGTAATAGAACATATCAGGAAGAGATCGATTGGATTGTACAACACGAACCTCGTAATAAATTCATCACGAAACTCGCGACGACCCAGGAAGGAAACACGCTTGTACTCTTTCAATACGTTGAAAAACACGGGAAAGTATTATTTGATATGATTGAGGAAAAATCAAAGAATAAAGTATACTACGTATCAGGAGAAACAGATACTTCTGATCGAGAAGCTATACGTAAAATTATAGAAAAACAAAAGAATGCAATCGTTATTGCATCTCTCGGGACATTTAGCACTGGTATAAATATTAAAAACCTTCATAATATTATATTCGCCTCACCTTCAAAATCTCAAATCAGAGTATTACAGAGTATAGGTAGAGGATTGAGAAAGAGCGATGATGGACGAGATACAACTCTATATGATATAGCAGATGATTTACATTGGCACAGTCGACAAAACTTTACACTTCAACATTGTGCCGAAAGAGTAAAAATATATAATAAAGAACAGTTTAAACATAAAATTTTCGAAGTAAAAATATGAAAGACATAAGACAACTAAAACTTATCAACGGTGAAGAAATAATTTGCGAAGTCGTCGACGAAACCTTCGAAAATTTTTCTGGCGATTTTGATATGCATGTAAAATCGTGCATGTCACTACAATTGAAAGTAGTAGACATGGATCCAGAAGAAGAACCATATAGATATTACTCACTTAATCCATGGATGGTATATGGTGAAGACGCAGACAACCCAACATTTTTAAAGAGCGAAATGATTGTAGCAGAATGCCAACCATCTCCACTTCTTTTAGATCAATACATTGTAGGAATAAAACAAATGGGTGAAATATACGATTCGAAAATAATGGCGCGAGAGAAATTTAAACAAGATCTTGAAACAGTAAAAGAACAAATAAAAAAACTTGAAAATAAAAAACCTACTACAGTTAAAAAGAAAGAAAAACGTACACTCGATTTAAGTGAAGAAAATCCGGATAATGTAATTAGTATTTTCAAAAAGAAAGATGATGATACAATTCACTAGGGTATTCTCTTCTCTGTGGGATACAGTATTATTTTATCACAAAAATTAGAATATGTACATAGGCCGACGAAAAAATATTTTGATGTAAAAAAAGATTTAACTGTGGTATAATGGTTAACATTAAAGGAATATATTATGGCAAGAAAACCTAATCTTCATTATGTAAATAACAATGATTTTTCTACTGCAGTATGTGATTACGTATTAGAAGTAAGAAAAGCGAAAAAAACAAAAGCGAAAGTACCAATTGTTCCAGATTATATTGCAGAATCTTTTTTAAAGATCGCAGAAGGTTTATCGCACAAATCTAATTTTGTAAGATATACTTATAGAGAAGAAATGGTAATGGATGCAGTTGAAAACTGTTTGAAAGTTATTGAGAATTATAATATTGAAGCTGCTACAAGAACAGGTAAAGCAAATGCTTTTGCCTATTTTACACAGATTACTTGGTATGCTTTTTTAAGAAGGATAGCAAAAGAAAAGAAACAACAAGATATTAAGTTGAAGTATCTATCTCAAATGGACATCGAAGAGTTTATTGAAGAGGGTAGTGATCAGAATAATGAACAGGTTAGATCTTTTGTCGAAGGGTTAAAGGAAAGAATCGATCGAGTAAAAGATACAGACGCAGCAGTAAAATCATTTGCTACTGTTGAAAAAAAGAAAAGAAAGAAAAGAACAGTTTATGCTGACTCAGACTTAACGGAGTTTTTATAATTGAAATTCGCAATACTTAACGATACACACGCGTGTATACGTAACTCATCAGACATATTCTTAGATCATCAAGGAAAGTTCTATACAGACGTATTCTTTCCTTATATGAATGAGAATAATATCAAACACATTGTTCATTTAGGTGATTACTTTGATAATCGTCGTTTTATTTCTATCAAAGGATTAAATCACCATCGCCAAGTGTTTTTGTCTAAACTAAGAGAATATGGTATCACGATGGATCTTATTCCTGGTAACCATGACGTATATTATAAAAACACAAATGATTTGAACTCATTAAAAGAATTACTTGGTCATTATATGAATGAAATCAATCTTATAATGGATCCAAAGGTAATGGATTATGATGGTATGAAAATGGCACTATTACCATGGATTAATTCAGAAAACGAAGATCAAATAATGCATTTCTTAAAGACTTGTGATGCTGATATAGTGGGTGCTCACTTAGAATTAACAGGTTTTGAAATGCACAAAGGAATCCCTTGCACCCATGGAATGGAGCCAGACATATTTTCTCGTTTCGAGATGGTATTGTCTGGCCACTTTCATACTAAATCTACAAAGGGAAATATTACATATTTAGGTTCTCAAATGGAATTTTTCTGGAACGATTGTGATGATCCAAAATACTTTCACATATTTGATACAGAAACACGTGAACTTACACCAGTTAGAAGTCCATTAAGATTATTTGAAAAGATCTATTATGATGATTCAGGTGATTATGATTATATGAACATGGACCTAGATTATCTAAATGAAAAGTTTGTTAAAGTTATTGTAGTAAACAAAAAAGATTCATTTGTATTTGATACATTGATTGATAGAATACAAAACAGAAATATACATGAGTTGAAGATTGCAGAAAACTTTAACGAATTTATTGGTACAAATGTTGAAGATGAATCAATTAAATTAGATGATACAGACACCTTATTAAGCACATATATAGATGCCGTTGAAACAGATTTAGATAAAGATAAACTAAAAGCACAAGTTAAAAATCTTATGCTTGAAGCTCAATCATTGGAGATCTTTTGATGAGAGATAGTGATTATGAAATTATACCTGCATACTTTGACAATGAAACTGTAAAGTATAGAATAGTTGGTTATGATAAAAATAAGACTATAATATATAATGAACTTGTTCCTACGCTTAAAAAAGCAAAGAACAGATTGAAACAAATAAAAAGCAAATAGATTATGATAACGTTTAAAACCTTGAGGTTCAAGAACTTCTTGAGCACTGGTGATAATTTCACCGAAATCGACTTCACAGAAAACAAAAGCACACTTATAGTTGGACAAAATGGAGCAGGTAAATCTACTATGCTTGATGCTCTATCTTTTGCTTTATTTGGTGTTCCTCATAGAAAAATCAAAAAACCACAAATGATAAATTCTGTGAATGGAAAAGGAACACTTGTCGACATTACTTTTGATATTGGTAGTAATTCTTATCGTGTAATGCGAGGAATTAAACCTAATAAGTTTGAGATATGGAAAAACGATAAAATGGTTAACCAAGATTCTCATGCTAAAGAATATCAAAAAATACTAGAACAAAACATACTTAAACTTAATCACAAATCATTTCACCAAATTGTTGTACTTGGTTCATCATCGTTTGTTCCATTCATGCAATTACAACCTGGTCATCGTAGAGAGATTATAGAAGATTTACTTGATATTGGTATTTTCTCTAAGATGAATATGTTAATCAAAGAAAAAATATCATTGCTAAAAGATAGGATTAAAGAAAATGGACACAAACTTGACATCATTTCGACCAAGATCGAATCACAAAGAAAGTACCTTAGAGACATCACGCAAATTAATGAGGACCTCAAAGAAAGCAAGAATAAATCTATTGAGAAGCTACGTAACGAGATCGGAGATCTTCACCGTGAAAATGAATCTCTCAGTAGTATCGTTGATGAGACGGAACCTCTTACGCTAGAAAAAAGTAAATCAGTAGAAGATAAGTTAGCTAAAATAAATGAATACAACACTCAATTCAAAACAGAAATGAGAGCTGTGGTAAAGAATGCTAAGTTCTATGAAGAGAATGAAAACTGTCCATCATGTGAACAAGAGATTTCTACTGAAGTAAAAGAACTACAATTACAAAAATCCAAAGATCGAGCAAAAGAATTACAAAAAGGAATCGACGAAGCAACTGCACAGTTTGATATGCTTAAAGAGGAACAAGCAGATCTATATTCGAAATTAGAAGAAATAAGAAATCATCAAAAAACTATTCATAGTAATACTCATTCTATTACAAGATTACAATCGTCTATTGATGATATTCAAAAAGAAATCAGCTCTATGAATACTGATAACGCTGACTTAGCAAAAGCAAACAATGAGCTTAGTGATTATATGAAAGAAAAAGAAGATTATGTCACAGAAAAAATGAAGCTTAATGACGAGTCGCAATATAATAGTGTGATTATTGAATTACTTAGAGATACAGGTATTAAAACTAAAATCATTAAACAGTATCTACCTGTTATGAATCAATTAATCAATCAATACTTACAAATACTCGATTTCTTTGTGTCATTTAATATTGATGAAAGTTTCCAAGAAACTATACAATCAAGGCATAGAGATGAATTTACTTATGATTCATTCTCAGAAGGAGAGAAACAAAGAATTGACTTAGCATTACTATTTACTTGGAGAATGATAGCTAAGATGAAAAACAGTGTTGCTACAAACTTATTAATACTTGACGAAACGTTTGATTCATCTTTGGATGGAGACGGAGTAGAAAATCTAATGAAAATACTAAATTCACTTGATGACAATACAAACGTATTTGTTATTAGCCACAAAGGTGATTTACTTGATGGAAAGTTCTCAAACAAAATAGAATTTGTAAAAGAGAAAAACTTCAGTAAGATGAAAAAAGTAGCATGATTGCATGTACAATAAATGTTACTTGTGATACAATGGATATAATTGAACTTGGAGCTATATTATGGAACTATCTGATAAAACCCTCGATGTCTTAAAGAACTTTGCTACTATTAATCCTAACTTAGTGATTAAACCTGGTAATGTTCTAAAGACAGTAGCAGAAGCTAAAAATGTTATGGGTTCTGCAACAGTCGACGTTGAATTTCCTCAACAAGTCGGCATATATGATCTCAATGAATTTCTCAGCGTACTTAACTTGGTTGATGGACCAAGACTTAAGTTTGAAGACAACTATGTCTTTGTTGGTGATTCAGCTGGAAGATCTCGTGTTAAGTATTTCTTTTCCGATCCTGAAATGCTTACTTCTACAGAAAAGAATATTGAAATGCCAGAAGCAGATGTAAAGTTTACTCTACAAAATAGTGTAGTGAATAAACTTAAAAAAGCTGCATCTGTGCTAAGTCATTCTGAAATATGTGTATCAGTTGTTGATGGTGTTCTTAACATCGCAGTAGCTGATGCAAAAAATTCTACATCAAACATTTTCTCAATAGATGTTGATGGTGAATACAAAAGTGACAACTTTAAAGTTTATATTCTAACAGACAATCTAAAGCTTATTCCTGGTGATTACGAAGTTGAACTATCTTCTCGTAATATATCGAGATTTAAGAAAGTAGAAGATTCTGTTGAATATTTTATAGCGCTAGAAAAACACTCAACCTTCGGAGGTTAAAATGGCTGACAAAAAAGCAGAAAAAAATCATGATCAAGTATATGATCTATCGAACAGAGTGTCAAGATCAGTAATTGCTGTGATTGATACAGTTGTTCAACGTGGTGGTTTCCGCGGTGAAGAGTTGACTACAATCGGTCAACTACGAGACCAAGCAGTACAATTGGTTCAAGTTTGTGAAGCAAACAGAGCTGAAGCATCTGCTGAATAATGAATGGGAGGCTTCGGCCTCCCTTTATTTTTATATTATGAATAAGGTGAAAAATGTCAAAAGACTTTTTATGGGTCGAGAAATATCGACCTAAAACAATCCAAGAATGTATCTTACCAGATCAATTACAAAATACTTTCTCTAAGATTGTTGCTAATGGTGAAATACCGAATATGTTGTTTACTGGTACAGCAGGTCTAGGTAAAACAACAGTCGCAAAAGCAATATGTAATGAACTTGATCTTGATTATATTATTATCAATGGTTCCGAAGAAGGTAATATTGATACCTTACGTGGAAAGATTAAACAGTTTGCTTCATCTGTATCACTATCTGGCGGTTACAAAGTCGTCATCTTAGACGAAGCAGATTATCTTAATCCTCAATCGACTCAACCAGCTCTTCGTGGATTTATCGAAGAATTTTCTGACAATTGTCGATTCATTCTTACATGTAACTTTAAGAATCGTATCATTGAACCACTTCATTCTCGATGTGGTGTTTATGAGTTTAATACTTCTAAAAAAGATATGGTTCCTCTTGCAGAAAAGTTTCTTGGTCGATTAGAGTTTATACTTCAAAACGAAAATGTTGAGTTTAACAAAAAAGTATTAATTGAACTGATTATGAAGTATGCACCAGATTGGCGCAGAATCATAAATGAATGTCAACGTAATTCAATCAGTGGCACATTAAGTTTAGATGCTTTACATACAACATCTAATTATGACGACTTATTTACTTTCTTAAGATCAAAAGACTTTAAAAAGATGAGAGTATGGGTCGCGAATAACATAGATACTGATGCAAGTGCAATATTTAGAGCATTATATGATCGTATGAATGACAAAGTTGAAGCTGCAAGTGTACCTCAACTCGTACTTATACTTGCTGATTATCAATACAAGAATGCTTTTGTTGCTGATCATGAACTTAATGTTGTTGCTTGTCTAACCGAAGTAATGGCGAATGTTAGTTTTAAATAGCAAACCTCTTTTAGCTACAGTTGAGTTAGAATTAGAAGATAGAGATTTCTTAATAGCTAAAATCAGAGAAAAAGCATCAAAAGAACAATCTAAAACAAGCATTAGATTAAATACTGCATACTGTAAAATATATCAGCCTTACAAGTTTAATGAAAATACTTTTGAGAATTGTAGAAACGTATTTTCACAAAAAGTATCAGAAATGATGAAGGGCAGATATAAAGTAAATAGTGACATATGGGGATTAGATTACGAAAATGGTGAAGGTACAGCAATGCATCATCATGAAGGACCACATCAAAGATTATCGGCCATATATTACTTAGTTGCAGATGAAGGGTGTGGAAGTTTAGTGTTTCAAAACCCTGATATTGAAATAGAACCAAAACCAAATATGTTTGTATTGTTTGATTCCTCTTTAGTGCATGGTGTTTTACCTGCGATAAACGAAGAAGCAAAAAGAACATGTATAGCAATGAACTTGAGATATTTACATGAACCCATTCGACTATCTGAATAGTATAAACTGGACAAAGAAAAATATCATGAAAGATGATATTGATGAGAAAGCTTATAATCCATTTCTTGTAAATCGTACGCTTTCGTATTTCCAAGATACAATTGCTTATGCTAATATCATGAATCAGTATCATCATCTTGATAATCGTTTACAATACGAATTTTATATAAATATAATCAGACAAAGAAAAAGATTCTCGAAATGGATCAAACCTGAAACCAGCGAGGACATTGAGGTGATTATGGAGTATTATGGATATAGTAATGAAAAGGCCAGACAGGCACTCCCACTCCTCAGTTCCGAGCAATTAAAACAAATAAAACAAAAGGTGGATAAAGGTGGACGAAGAACAAATAGTTGAATGGACACCAGCTTCAATGCTGGAAGTCATACTAAACGAACCAGACGATTTCCTAAAGGTACGTGAAACACTTACACGTATCGGTGTAGCCTCAAGACAAGGTAACAAATTATTTCAATCATGTCATATACTTCATAAACAAGGCAGATATTTTATAGTGCATTTTAAAGAACTATTCTTGTTAGATGGACGTAAAGCAAACCTAGAAGAAGGTGATATTGCTAGAAGAAATAGTATTGCTACTTTATTAAGTGATTGGGGATTAGTTACAGTTCAAAACCAAGAGCAACTTCAACCAGTTGCTCCATTGAGACAAATTAAAGTCATATCATTTAAGGAAAAAGATGAATGGGAGCTTTGTGCAAAATACAACATCGGAAATAAACAGTAAATTTATAGAAGATGTTAGAGCAGGAAAACCTCACTTCTTTGGTAAAATAAACAAAGTCAAAGATTTTTCTTTTATAGATTGGGTTAAACTTATCGAAGGACACCCAAAAGATGACCTTAATGGTGAGCAAAAGAAAAAGCTTAAAGTATATAAGTATAAGCAAAACGCAATAGAATTAAGACACTTAGAACGTAGAGATTCCGTGCCTCAATGGTTTAAAGACCTGCTACAGCGTATGCGTATTACATTTCATCGGAACCATATTACAGCAATAGGGTTTGGAAGTTTTACTGCAGATGCAGAAAGTTTTAAAATACACCGCGATAGAATGGACGTGGTATATTTACAAGTTTTAGGTAGGGTGAAATTATCATTGTGGAAACCAACTGTTCCAGTTTCACCATTACACAATACTCTTGTATCTCCAGAAGATACATTTAACCCAAAATCAGATTTAGATAAAGCAGAAAAGTTTTGGGAAAGAGTATTTGAACCAGACCAGTTGTTATGGATTCCAAGAGGTACGTATCACTATATCGAACCTTTAGAAACTCGATTAGCAATTTCTTTTGGAATTGAGGGTCCTACAAACCCAAAAACGTATATATAGTACTGTATATGCCGGGTGGTCCGGGTATACACTAACCTTGCTTAAACTTTAGGAGGTAAATATGACAGGCGTTAGAAGCTTATTCCCACGCGCAAGTTTTGTTGGCTTTGATCATTTCTTAGCAGAAGTAGATATGGCTGCGAAACAAGCAAAAGATAACTATCCCCCACACAACATTGTCAAATACACAGATGATGATTATCATATTGAGTTAGCCGTTGCTGGTTTCTCTCAAGATGAGTTGAATGTTGACGTGAAGGATAGAACCCTTACCGTAACAGGTGAGCATCAAACTAGAGGCCGAGAATTTATTCATAGAGGTATCTCAACGAAAAAATTCAAGCGTGTCTTTAGGCTGTCCGAGTACACACAAGTAGTTGGAGCCGATCTAGTGGATGGAATACTGGTCATCAAATTGAAAGTAGTCGTCCCAGAAGATCAGCGTCCTCGTAGTATTGAAATTAAAAAACATGACAATTACGAGGAGATAATTAATGAAAACACTTCAGAAAAGACTGCAACGTCTTGATACTGAAACTGTAGGGTATGTACAATCAGGCGTCATTATTGGCGTGATTGCTTCACTACCTTATTGGTTTTTAACAACAGTATTATAAGATAAAAGCACGTGGCAGTCAGGCAGTTGTTTGGCTGCCACACTTGGAATATTATGAAAGCATATCTGATTATGGATTTTGATAATCCAGTATCCGTCGCATACTCTAAAATGTCTATAGAATCTTTTAAATGTGTAGAAGATTTGATAGAGATTATTCCTATTCAATGTACTAAACCAAAAGATCTCGTTTGGATCGATGAAGTCGATCAATGGGGAGTAGGTCCTATGATTGAAATAGAAGGACTTAAATTTTCTTTTTGGCCTCATCAAGTAATAAGAAGTGGAGATAGAAATTGGACAGAAATAGAAAAAGCAGTTGTTGTAAGTCATTTAAAACTCATGTTAAAAGAAGAGCAAGAACGATTTATTATTATGGAACATGATGCTTATCTAACAGATGAAGAAAAATTTAGAAGTGATTTCAAAAGAATGACGAACTATGCAATATGGATGCCTGGAATTGCAATGGAATGTTATTCAATAAGCAATAAATTTAAAGACTATATGAAATGGTTTATTGTAGAAAAGAACTGGAACACTTTTGCTGGTGGACCTATGGGTTACATAGAAAAAATTTCAAGAGAATGGAAAAGATTGTGGCCAAAAGATGGAAGGAAAAACTTATTAACAGATAATTCATCTGCACCAGTAACTCAAATTTACTCTAAATCGTTAGGAGTAACAATAGATCATTTATTACCAGACAAATATGCGGAGCAACCAAATCTTTTTATCATTGATTAATGTACTTTTAATTTTACTTGTGGTAGAATAGGGACTATGAAATATTATACAAGTGTCGAACGTCAAGCAAATACTATCTTGCTTCGCGGTTATAAAGATGGTAGAAGACACATCGAAAGAATACCTTTCAAACCTGTATTATATCCAGTCAATCCATCAGTTCAATCAGAATGGAAATCAATTAACGGTAAAAACGTAGAACCAGTTACATTCGAAACGATGAGTGAAGCAAATAACTTCATCAAACGTTATGAACATGTAGACGGTATTGAAATCCATGGTCAAAACAATTTCATCTTTCAATTTATCACAAATGTTTGGCCAGAAGAAATCAAATTTAATCGTGACGAGATAAACGTTACAACCATCGATATCGAGGTAGAATCAGAAGAAGGTTTCCCTATTCCCGAAGAAGCAAACTATCCTCTTATTTCAATCACAACTAAAAATAATAAGGACAACAAATATCACGTATTTGGTATGCGAGATTATAATGTAACTCGCGATGATGTTGTATATCACCAATATGATACTGAATTTGATATGCTCGATAACTTTCTAAAGTTTTGGAATGATCCTGATTATATGCCAGATGTAGTTACTGGTTGGAACGTAGAATATTTCGATTTAACATATCTCGCGAACAGAATATCAAAAGTTATTGGTCCTCAATCAATAAAAAGACTATCACCTTGGGGTATAATGCCAAGATTGGAAGCTGGTATAGATCGCGGACAACAAGTAACTTATTGTAAGATTAATGGTTTGCAAATACTTGATTATCAAAAATCATTTAAAAAGTTTTGCTTAAACACGTATGGTCAACAAGAATCTTATCGTCTAGATCACATTGCACACGTTGTATTGGACGAAAGAAAATTATCATACGAAGAGTTTGGTTCCCTTAACAACTTATATAAAGAAGATTATCAGAAGTTTATCGACTATAATATTCGAGACGTCGAACTCGTTGATCGTTTAGAAGAGAGATTGGGTCTTATTACTTTGATCATGACGATGGCATATAAAGCTGGTGCAAATTATGTCGATACCTTTGGAACTACAAACATTTGGGATTCAATCATCTATCGAATGTTGAATAAAGAAAAAGTCGCTGTTCCATTTAAAAGCGAGAAAGTAAAAACACCATTCGCTGGTGGCTATGTAAAAGAACCTCATGTCGGTGGTCATGATTGGATATGCTCTTTCGATTTAAATTCACTTTATCCTAATATTATCGTTCAATGGAATATGAGTACTGAAACGGTGATAGATGGTTATGAAAATGATATTAGTGTAAGTAAAGCGCTTGATGGATTATTTCCAGATACAGGTGATTATACACTTGCCCCTTCTGGTGTAAGATTTAGAAAGGATATAGAAGGCGTTATTCCAAGAATCATTCGTCAATATTATGATGATAGAGTAGTGATCAAAAATGAGATGATCAAAGCTCAAATAGAATATGAAAAAGCTACTACTAAAAAATTGAGAGATGAAATTGATGCTCTCAATAATCATCAGATGGCGATTAAGATTTTGATGAACTCTCTTTATGGTGCACTTGGTAACAAATACTTTAGGTATTTTGATCAACGTGTAGCCGAATCTGTTACTCTTACTGGTCAGTTAGCAATCCAATGGGCAGAAAAAGCAGTTAACGATGAAATAAACAAGATGTTTAAAACAGACAAAGATTATGTTGTCGCAATCGATACAGATTCTCTGTATGTTAAAATGGATGCATTTGTAAAACAATTTAAACCAAACAATCCAGTTAAATTTCTCGATGAAGTTTGCATCAAATTAGAAGATACTCTAGAAAATGCTTATCAAAATCTTCATGATAAACTCAATTGCCTAGATAATCGAATGGTTATGAAACGAGAAGTTATCGCTGATCGTGGTGTATGGATTGCAAAGAAAAGATATATTCTAAATGTACACAATTCTGAAGGTGTGCAATATGCTAAGCCTAAACTCAAGATGATGGGTATAGAAGCAGTTAAATCCTCTACTCCTCAAATATGTCGAAAATACTTTAAAGATATATTCAAAACTATTCTTACTGGTTCTCAAAGCGACATGCAAAAAGAGATTGAAAGATATGAAGAACATTTCAAATCTCTTCCAGCTGATGAAGTCGCGTTTCCTCGAGGTGTTAGCAACATAACCAAATTTACTCGAAGAGCTGCACCTGGTTATGCAAAAGGAACACCTATACATGTAAGAGGTTCTATCTTGTTTAATCAACTTATAAAAGAAAAAGGATTATCGACTCAGATCGAAGAGATTAAAAACGGAACCAAAATTAAATTCGCGTATATGAAAAAACCAAATCCTATTAATGAAAACGTTATTGCATTTCCTCATGGTTTGCCTAAAGAATTTGGTTTAGATAATTATATTGATTATGAACTACAGTTTGAAAAAACTTTCTTAGAACCACTCGAACCGATAGCAGAAGCGATAGGATGGAAATTAAAAGAAGTTGCAACGCTAGAAGATTTTTTTATATAAAGCATGTACAATCACATTCATTTGTGATAGGATATAATAATGGAAATAGACTTATCTCACTTAAAACCACCGAGATCTGACGGTTGGGGTTTTTTACCACCAACGCAAGAAATCTTTAATATTTTTGAAGAGGTTAAACAGATTGCAGTACCATATAAAATTATGGAAATTGGTTTTAATGCTGGTCATTCTACGACATATCTTTTAGAAATATTTCCAGAATCAGAAATACATTCAATTGGACCATCGCCTAAACATGGTAACCAAAATGTAATTAGAGGAATATATGATGATAGATTTAAATTCTATCAAATGACGACTGAAGCATTAAGAGATACGGGATTTAAAGAAAAGTTTGATTTAGGTTTTATAGATGGTCACCATTCTATAGAATGTGCTAGTCTTGATATAGACTATTGTATAAATTATTTAAATTGTGATTATGTACTGATTGATAATATGGAAAGAAATGATGTTAAAAAAGCAGTACACCAATATAATCAACAATTAGAATTAGTAAAACACTATACTTATGTTAACACTTGGAAAGGTAAAACTAAAGTATTAGAAATGGATTTTTATCATGTACTTCGTAACAGTATTTAAAAATACTTTTGATAATAAAACTCATAAGACACATGAATGTGCTAACATTGATGAGTTTATTAAATTATTGAAAGCAGCATCGATGCTTCCTGGCCAAAAAGGTGGACCAATGTCCTCACCGTTGTTATCGATGGCAGTGTATAAAGAAGGTACAACAAGATCTAACGATAATGTTGAAAAATGGTCAAGATGGGTAGCTGTCGACGTTGATGAATTAGAACCTGATGAAAACTATGCAGAAAATCCATTAGGTTGGTTAAAAGATAAACTGAATGAAATCATTGGTGATTATCATTATATTGTATATTCTACTGCTTCTAGTAGAACAGAACAACCAAAGTTTAGAATTGTATTTCCTCTTACAGATGAAATTGAACGAGATCGTATCAAACATTTTTGGTTTGCCCTGAATACAGAAATAGAAGGATTAGCAGATAAGCAAACAAAAGACTTATCTCGAATGTTTTATGTTCCAGCTGTTTATCCTGGAGCATATAACTTTTTCTTTATAAATGAATCAGATAGATATATAAATCCTGACGAATTAATGGCTAAACACCATTATGAAGAAAAACAAGGTAAATCATTTTTAGACCGATTACCAGAAGCATTAAGAAAAGAAGTAGTAGAGTATAGAAAAAGTCAACTTAACAACACTGACATTAAGTGGACTAGCTATGCTGACTGTCCTTTTTTTCCTAAACAACTTGGCACTGAATATAGAACAATAACAGGAACAGGTTGGTATCATAAGATGTATCAAATCATGATTGCTATTGCTGGTAATGCGATCAAAAGAGAATATCCTATCACGAGTAAAGAAATTGCAGAAATGTGCAGACAACTTGATCGTGAGACGGGTAATTGGTATGAAAACAGACCGCTTGAGAGGGAAGCCGATCGAGCTTTAGAATGGGTATACAAAAATGGATAAAAATAAATTAAGAATTGGTATAGTAGGTCATGGCTTTGTAGGTAGAGCAGTTGATTATGGCTTTGAAGTACGTAATGTTGAAAAGTTTTACGTTGATCCTAAATATGATACAAATATAGATGATCTCGTAGAATGGAAACCTAACTTAAGTTTTATATGTGTTCCTACTCCAATGATGAATGATGGAACCATTGATGCAACTTCAGTTTATGATTCAGTATTTAAATTATTAAATCATGTTGATGGTGGTATTGTGATTAAATCAACGATTACACCAGAAGTTGTTGAAAGATTAGTTAAAAAAGCTGGAACACAAACTAAAATGAAAAAGCTTGTGTACAATCCAGAGTTTCTTACAGAAAAAAATGCAGAAGAGCAATTTATTAATCCTAAATATCAAATTTTAGGTGGTCATAGAGAATCTACTGCGTCTGTACAAGAGATGTTCAGAACATATTCTAATGTAAATCGATGTGAATTTCATCACATGGGTTTATTAGAAGCAAGCTTTGTTAAATATGCTTTAAATTGCTACTTAGCAACTAAAGTTACATTTTTCAATCAATTATATGATACATGTCAAATGACAGGTTCTAACTTTAATATCATTACAAGAGCAATTGCTGCAGATGAAAGAGTTGGAAACACTCATATGAAAGTTCCTGGTTATGACAAAAAACGAGGATATGGAGGTGCATGTTTCCCAAAAGATGTAAAAGCATTTATGCATTTTGCTGAAGGAAATATGTCGCTCCTAAAAGAAGTAGACCGTATTAATAACAATTATCGTAAAGATTACGACAAAGATGAAAGAGAGGTGGCCCAAAATGTCAATTATGGACAAACTGAAAAAGAATAGTAAAGTTAAATTCACAAACGTATTATCAGAATCAGAGTTTTTTACTGAAAAAGAATTTACTCGAACTGATGTTCCTATGGTAAACGTTGCTTTATCTGGTGATATGGATAAAGGACTTACTGCAGGATTAACAGTGCTTGCTGGTCCAAGTAAACACTTTAAAACAAGTTTTGCGCTGCTTATGGCTTCTGCATATTTGAAGCAACATGATGATGCAGTATTATTGTTTTATGATTCAGAGTTTGGTTCCCCACAATCTTACTTTGAAACTTTTGGTATTGATACTAGCAGAGTATTACACACACCTGTTACTAATGTTGAAGAGCTAAAGTTTGACTTAGTTCATCAATTAGAAGAGTTAGATAAAGGTGATAAAGTTATTGTTGTAATTGATTCTGTTGGTAACTTAGCATCGAAGAAAGAATTAGAAGATGCATTGAATGAAAAATCAGTTGCTGATATGTCAAGAGCAAAAGCACTAAAAGGTTTATTTAGAATGGTAACACCATATCTACAAATGAAAAATGTACCACTACTTGCAGTGAATCACACCTACAAAGAAATCGGTCTATTTCCAAAAGACGTTGTAAGTGGTGGTACAGGTATCTATTATTCTGCTGATAATATTTGGATTGTAGGTCGAAGACAGAATAAGAAAGGAACAGAAGTCACTGGTTATGACTTCATAATAAATGTGGAGAAATCACGTTATGTTAAAGAAAAGTCAAAGATTCCTGTCTCAGTTTCTTGGGAAGGTGGTATCAGCCGTTGGTCTGGTCTTCTTGATATTGGTCTTGCCCTTGGGTTTGTTAATAAACCTAGTGCTGGATGGTATGTACGTACCAATCCGCAAACTGGTGAATCTGAAGACAAAAAATTCAGAGAAGCAGAAACAAACTCAATAGAGTTTTGGAATCCAATCTTAGATGAAACTAACTTTAAAGAGCAAGTAAAACAAGCTTATTCAATCAATGGAAGTAGTATAGAAATCGATATCGAAGAAGATGAGTAAGAACATTCAGCAATTCGATAAACCATGGAATCATCTCATCATTGATGATTGGTTAGATCAAGAAGATTTTGATCAAATCGTTGAATATGCAAAAGTGCATCAATCTAAAATTACAATTGCATCGAGAACATGTGTAAAATATAATTGGTTCTTTGATTATACTGGAAAATTTATAAAGCTTAGAATAGTCGATGAGACAGCAAGATATCCAGAGTGGCTAGATAATGAATCACCAAAATGGCCAATGGAGTTCGGTGAACGTATGGCTAAAAAATACTATCGAGACATTCTAGATTTTAGAGTTAAATTAGGTTATAAAGACATTGCTGAATATCAACCAATGTTTACTATGACTTTAAGTTACTTCGACAAAAACTTCGATTATAGAAGGAGTCATACTGATGGTGTATGGAAATTATTTTCAAGTACACTATACGTATCAGAACAAAATGAAGGAACTACAATGACGAGTGATCGTTACTCTGAAGATTATGTAACTGTGCCTTGGAAACAAAATAGATTGCATTGTTTTGTCAGAGATTTAGAAAATACTTGGCATAATTATAAGGCTGACGGAATAAACGAAAGAGTAACGATCAACTTTTGCTTGAGACCTAATGAGTTTTGGAGTTGGGGAGAATCTTGGCCTCATGGAATCAAATCTTCTCCAGGAGAAGGTGTTTTAGAAAAATATTTTGAGAAGAAAGATGATTAATATTGATAAAGTAAGCGAAAACGTACATTATGAAATGATACCTGCATCAGATACTGATAATGATCAAGCATGGGATATTAGAATACTTGAAGGTGATTTTACTGAAAGTGTTATACGATTTGGTAATGTTGGATTTAACGAAGAAAAAGATTGTTTAACATTTAATTTTAAATTAATAAATTCTCCAGACGACGATCTGACTGAAGAGAATTTGTTCTTACAACAATTTGCTGGTGCTATATTAGAAGACATATTAGAAAAAGCAGTTGCAGATGGCTCAGCAGTAATTAAAGAAAAAGGTAGTTTAGCATGAAAGGAAAAATATTAGTAATGGGTCTGCCTGGTGCAGGTAAAACGTGGTTAGCAGAAAGACTAGCTGTTGAATGGCAATGTGCTTGGTTTAATGCTGATAGAGTAAGAGCTATGGCAAATGATTGGGAGTTCTCTCCAGAAGCAAGAATAAGACAAGCAGAAAGAATGAGAAACATTGCCGACTTTGAAAAGAGCAAAGGACGAAGAGTCATATGTGATTTTGTTTGCCCTACAAGAGAAACAAGAGAAACATTCGATGCTGATTATGTTATCTATCTTGACACTATTAAAGAAGGTCGATTTGAAGATACAAATAAAATGTTTGAATCACCTGTAGGTTATGAAGGTAACATGTGGCGAGTAGACAAATTTTATTCTGACGACGAAATCAAAGAGATGGCTAGAAAAATTAGTCATATTATAGATGCAGTCAGTTAGAATATCAATTTATAAGACTTTGACATGGAGAGTGTTAGCAACTGTTGTGACATTCTGTGTGGCATATTTTATAACAGGTAATACTGTTGCAAGTCTCAGTATCATGGGTATTGATGGTGTGATTAAGATGGTATTTTATTATTTACATGAGAGATTTTGGAATCTCGGAGGAGAACTATAATGGATTGGTCAAGACCAACAGTTCAAATGCTAGGCAGATGGCAGCCATGGCACGATGGACACACAGAACTATTTAAAAGATGCCACGATAAAACAGGACAAGTTGCTATCATGGTAAGAGATGTTGGTGGTAAGAGTGCAATGGTAAAAGGACAAGAGGATAATCCTTTCGTATTTAGCGACGTAAGACGAAGAATTGAAAGTCGTTTAGTACAAGAAGGTTATGTTCCTGATGAGGACTTTGAAGTTATGCTTGTACCTAATATTGTTGATATTAGTTATGGTCGTGGTGTAGGTTATACATTTACAGAACATGATCTTGGTACAAAAGTACATGATATCAGTGCAACTAAAATACGAGAAGGAATGCGTGAAAGAGGCGAATTATAATTGTACATATGAATTTACTTGTGGTAGAATAGGAGTCTATGAATATAAATCTTGAACAAACAATTTTAAAGAATATGCTTACAGATGAAAAGTATATGCGCAAAGTATTACCTTTTATCAAACCTGATTATTTTGAAGGTGTATATCGACAATTGTTCAAAGAAGCTGGCAAATTTGTTGCTAAGTACAATAAACTCCCTAATCTTGAAACGTTTAAAATAGAAATAGATGAATCTACTGCATTTAGTGAAGAGCACTATAAACATGCAATTGAAATACTACCACTCATTTTTGAATCAGACAAAACAGATCAAGCTTGGTTAATCGATCAAACTGAGAAATGGTGTCAAGATCGTGCTATTCATAACGCGATCATGGAATCAATTACGATTATTGATGGTAAGCATCAAAAGCTAACGAAAAATGCTTTACCTGATTTATTAACTAAAGCGTTGGCAGTGTCGTTTGATACCAATGTTGGTCACGACTACTTAGAAAATGTAGATGAACGATATGATTTTTATCATGAGCAAGAGGATCGGATTCCATTTGATTTGGAATATTTCAATCTGATCACAAAGGGAGGGCTACCGAATAAGACCCTCAATATCGTTCTAGCAGGGACTGGCGTAGGTAAATCGTTATTTATGTGCCACTGCGCTGCCAACGTCCTAACACAAGGTCGAAATGTTCTTTATATTACCATGGAAATGGCAGAGGAACGTATCGCTGAAAGAATAGATGCTAACTTACTTGATATACCTATCAGTCAAATTGAAAATCTTGCAAAAGATGACTATACCAATAGAGTACAAAACATAGGTCAAAGAACCAATGGTAAACTTATCATCAAAGAATATCCAACAGGTTCAGCAAATGTATCTCACTTCAGAGCATTACTCAATGAACTTAAACTAAAGAAAAACTTTATACCTGAAGTTATATTCGTCGATTACCTTAATATTTGTGCTTCATCAAGAATGAAATCTATCGGAGGTGCAATCAACACGTATTCTTATATCAAAGCAATTGCAGAAGAAATGAGAGGATTAGCAGTTGAATTTAATGTACCTATTATGTCTGCTACTCAAACAACAAGAACAGGTTACAGTAGCTCTGATCCAGGTCTTGAGGATACTTCAGAATCTTTCGGTCTGCCTGCTACAGCAGATTTAATGTTTGCTATCGTATCCAATGAAGAGTTAGATAGATCTAATCAGATACTAGTAAAACAATTAAAGAATAGATATAATGATCCAACACAATACAAAAGATTTGTTGTAGGTGTAGATCGATCTAGAATGAAACTAAAGAATATCGTTGACGCAGAAAAAAATCTTGTTAACGATCAGCCTGAAGATACTGGACCTGTATTTGATAATAGTAAATATGCAGAACGCCAGAGATCAGATAAATTAAAATCATTAGTGGTATAAATATAGCATGACTCCCTTAGATTATACATTATTTACTCTACTTTGTATGATTGGTGCATACTGGTGGGGTTGGAAAAAAGGTGACTGGTCAGGATCAGTTGGTATGACACATAAATTTCTAAAAGCCTTACATGAGATGGGAATATCTTGTGAAGTCGAAGGCAGAGATGTCTATATTATTTCAGCAGTTTTAGATAAAAAAATAAGAGTTGAGAGAGATGACGACGGAACAGACTTTTAAAGAATTAGAAGAAGCATTTGGTGATGGATATACATGCACAAAAGTGATACGTGACGATGGCACAGTCGCAATACAGTGTACGAAAAATGAGCGAAATACAGATAAACAATCAGAAGTTCTTACAGAAACTTGAAGATCTAAAAGACGATTTCCTTAATAAGCCTAATTATAACGATAAAAAATATCGTGTATCTAGTGCTAACTGGAATAAATGCAACGTAGAAGATTTCTATTGTGGTAGAACGTATTTAGATCACATGTTAAGAAATCAAGATGCCCATCCAGGATATCCTGAAGAGCACATGGCTCAACCTATAGCACACATGGTAAGAATAGATCCAGATATATGGACTGATTATAGGGATAAAGCAAGAACAGAATTTTGCATAGATATAGGTGCACAACATGCAGCTCTTACAAATTATTATCCTCCTGGAGGTTTTGTAGGATGGCACACTAATTGGGATGCATGTTGTTATCAAGTATTGTTTACTTGGTCACGAACTGGCGATGGTTATTTTCGATACTATGATAAAGAAAATGATGAAATGATTACAATCGAAGATAAACCTGGCTGGCAAGCACGTCACTTCTATTTCGGTAGAAAGGACGAAATTAAATACCATTGCTGGCATTCAGCATATACATGGTCAGAGCGAATCACGCTCGCTTATAAGTTTGATAATGGTGGTATGGAATCTGCACATAATAAGACTGCGATTCTTTTAAGAGATCAACTTATAGAGGAGATAGAATCAGATGAATAAAAACGATATTTTTATATTCCTATCAGGAATGATTACACTTGTGTTTATTTACTTTTTAATGATAATAGACGCAAAATTAAATAGTGCAAGGGGTGATACACTTGTACCTGAACCATTACCTACAGAATCACTTATTATGGTACACGATACAGAAACAGATGAAATAGTAGAAGTACCATTTTATGATGTTCCTGTTGAAGTACCATTATACACACCAGATACTTTAGAATGTATGGCACTTAACATATATCATGAAGCAAGAGGTGATAACTACGCTGGTAAAGTCGCAGTGTCAGATGTAGTTTTAAATCGTGTAAACGATACACGTTATCCAAATAACATTTGTGATGTAATATACCAAGGTGGAGAAGAAAGAGGACGATGTCACTTCTCATGGTACTGTGACGGACGTTCTGATACACCCTTCGATGATATTGCTTGGCAAGAAGCTGAGATGATTGCAAGAGAAGTATTAGAGAATGATAAAGGATTGACTGAAGGTGCAACTCATTATCATGCATATACTATACGACCTGATTGGGTTGATGATAGAGGAATGCAGATGGTTGGACGTATTGGCGATCATGTATTTTATAGGTGGAATTAATTGTTTGATATAAATTTAATTGAATTACCTGAAGTTAAACAGGTAAATGAAGATGGAACTCGTTATTATACTGATGGTGGTGAAAAGAAATATCCATCAGTAACAACTATTTTAGGTGCTGATCCAGAAAAACTTAAAAGTATAGCTCAATGGAGAGAAAGAGTAGGCGATGAAGAGGCAAATAGAATATCTACTCAAGCCGCAGGAAGAGGAACAAGAACTCACGCACTAATTGAATCATATATTATGAACGAAGAATTACCTGATTCAATGCCAGATGCTCAAGGTTATTTCTTAGCTATGAAAAATACCATTGATAGTTATGTAAACAACATCAGAGTTGTAGAAGGAAAAATGTTATCAGATCATCTGCGATGCGCGGGTACAGTTGACTGCATTGCTGAATATAGAGGTGAAATGGCAATTATAGATTGGAAAACTTCTAATCGCATGAAGAGAAAATCTGAGAATGCTATGCAAGGTTATTTTAAACAAGCTGCAGCTTATGCAGTTATGTTTGAAGAAAATACAAAAATACCTGTTAAAAAACTTGTAATAATTATGTCTACATCGAACGGAGAATGTCAATTATTTGTAGAAGATAGAGATTCTTGGATAGATAAGTTTATTGAGATGAGAGACTATTACGAGAGTATACAGTGAAAAACTTAAAAAGTATATATACTATAGTGAAACGGAGGGGAGAGACAGATATCCTTTAATATT